TCTTCAGTGATGATAGAAAGGTCATTGATATCTATAGGATATCTTTGAACATCAGCTTTGAAGCATGACTCTAGGAAGGATAGCTCAGGTGGTACTTCGGTAGCATTTACGTCTATAGGTCTTGTAAACTCATGGGCTTGGGCTTGAAACTTCTTGCCATTAGAGTCTACTAGTACATAGTAGTCATAGAACTCTGACCAGATAGTGCATAGACCTTTAGTCTTGTGGATAACTTTTTCCATGTGTGTAGAGTAAGGGTAGATTAATCGACCATAGTTAGAAAGGAATTCCACTATAGTCTAAGTCCATAAGAGGGTAGCTACCAGAAACTGGCTGGTTTTCATAAATACTATTCATCATATTCTTGCTAGCGCGAATAAGTTCTTTGGCTTCTTTGACATTAATATTTCCAAAGTTTGAATATGCCTGTTTAATTTTTGCAAGCTGAGTGTTTAACTCGTTAGGGTAATGATTGGCTAAGCTTTTCATTTCATTCTTGATATCTCCTAACTCATTTCTAACCCCTACAGTTTCCTTATACTTAGAAGACATTTGTTTTAATTCATCATAGCTTGGAATTTTAGGAATAGGCAACGAGCCTGTTTCAGCGTAATAATCAAGTCTTCCTCCAGTATCTTCAAAGTATTTCCTGCTTGCTTGAGGTTCAACATTAGCAATTCTTGTAAACATGGTGTTAGGAGCAAACAGTACCTCTTCTTCATTGTCCTTAGCAGCTAAACGTCTCCCAGTCTTTGAAGTAATTCTCACCTTTTGCCCCCCATCCGCAGCAAAGCCTTCAGCAATTAGCTCTTTTTGGCTAGAGCTAGTAAGTCTAGGAATTGTAAGATTAGGCTCAGTCCATGGGAAATTACGGTTGTTACCTCTATACACATCACCCTGTATTTTAGGTAGGTTTTCCCATCTTTCCATCATCTTAGGTATGTGAGCTATAGAAGCCAACCTATCCTGATAGTCAATGCCAAAATCCCTCTCTACCCTATCTCCTCTATAAGGTAAAATACCACTACCTAGGTAATCACTCATAGTCCTGTCAAACCCTGCTTTGTAAGGTAGAAAGAAAGGGTCAATAGTGCTACCAGAGCCGAAATACTGGTCATGCAGCATAAGATTCCTGCCATTATGAATGGCTACTTGCCTCTTATTGATAGCACGACCCATCCTAGCTCCAACAGTATTGGAAGCTACATACTCAGCAAAGGCTAATTCTTCTGGCGTTCTTGCTTGTTGTCTAGCTACTCCTATAACATCTTTAATTTGCTTAGCCATGCCTTCATATTTCTCTCCGTAGCGGGGAAGCAAGATGAATGGGGCTTGTGATGCTATACGTCCAGTCATGTCAAGTCAATATTAGTGATATCTAATAATAACCTACGCTACGCTGTGGAAGAGCAAGTGGGAGTTAATAATGGCTGAAACAAAGATTACAAAGGTCAAGTACGTCATTCAGTACAAGACAGATGATATGAAAGATTGGGGTACAAGTGATTGGAATAATGGAATTAAGTACAAGTCAGACCTTGAGAATATGCTTGAAATACTTAAGAGGGCTGAATCAAATGCTGCTGAATGCACAGAGCTTTTTAACACCAAACCAAGATATTACAGACTAGTTAAGCAAACACACTCTATAGCTACAGAGGTTGTTGATGAGTAAGATTATTGTCCACAATCAAATACCTGAGTTGAGTGATTATGCAGCTCTCTGTTATATTCAAGCTGTTATGCAGAAAGGTAAGGTATCTGGGTTAGGAGACAAAGCCCAGTACTGCTATTTAACCGTCTACAACGTTAGACGCGATAAAGACCAACTGTATGAAGACAGAGTAGTTACCTGTAAAAAGAGAGGTGATACTTACACATTTAAGCTGTACGCAGAAAAGCCCCATCCATAATAGACAAGGCTTTCTTTAAATACTCTTGATTTAAGAGGCAATCTAGATGATTTGACCTCGGATGTAGGATAGAGCATCCACAGTAGGAGGCAGCCAGTACTTGATGACAATGGGAATATCTACCCATTGTGGGAAGCCAAAACCTACAGGGATGTTGGCTACAGAGATACCAGAACCAGCAGCAGTAACAGTAGAGTTAACGCTAAAGAGTTGGACAGTTCGTTGTGTATCAGTACCAGTGTATGAGCCAAGTCCTGTTACCGCCGATGCTTCATTAGCAAATGGGTTGATGTTCTTACCTAGTGCTGTGAAATGGTCAGTGGATAGGAAGTTGCCACTAGCTTGAACAGCAGCAGATACACCGCCAAGGGAGTTGGCAGACGATACCGATACACCTTGCTGGTTAGTTGCTACCTTGAGTAGGTCGGTAGAAGTGCCAGTAAGTACGTTGAAGACAAATGCTTGAGATGCAGGGTTGAATGCACTAGCAGGTAATGTCCAAGTTACTTCAGTAACGTAGGCGTTGTTAGGAATGATTAAGTTGGGGGAGATAGTAAGGAGTTCACTACCAGCTACTTGATCTGTACCTAGGGGGTTCTTGGGGATACGTGCTGTGATTACAGTTTGTGGAGTGGTGGTTACTCGGAACACACCATTAATCATGCCAAGAGCGCCACTAATGGGAGAGTTAATAATCCCAAGGGCGTTCTCAGTACCAAGGAAGTTTCCAAATGTTGCTGACATAGTTCTATGGTCTAGGGTTTATGTTTTAAAGAAGATTGTGAGGTTGTCTTACAATCGGACAACCTCAGCTAGGCGATCTAGAATGGCTGGAAGGTACGCATCACAGTGATGTTATTAGAGTTGAGTAAAGTGTATCCACCATACTCTTGCCAGATAGCCATTAGGAATCGGTCATAGTCAGTATTGGAGTGAAGCTTAACTCTTGGTCCTTCGCCCCAGATAGCTTCACCAATGGCATTAGTACCAAGGATGATAGCGCAATCAGCATTACGTGTTACCGCAGAACCATCGCTATAACCTTGAGAGGCTAGTCCGCTAGTAGTGAGGGTGACAGGGATTTGTGGAAGGTTAGTAGTTTCAAACCAACGAACACCACCCATGATGAAACCAAGAGGCATAACCATAGAGTGCATGAAACCTGTTTGACCATAGAAGCCGCCATTAGCGATTAGGTCGTTAGGACTCATTGTCCAGTCTTGGAGAGGCATCATTTGAGGCAGGGTTCCAGACTGTGCACTTGAAGGCAACATCGATACTGGAATGCCAGGGTACTGAGTTACTTGGAGGAAGCGTGAGTCTTGTTGCAACTGAAGCATAAAGCCAGGTGAGGCAAGACCGTGATATACATCACCAAAGTTAGATTGAAAAGGAGGTACTAGACGGGAACGCATATCAGAGACAACTTTGAGTACGTCTCTAGTGAAGTCCAGTCGAGGTGCGCCAGTGGAGGTGTTGTACGTACCACCATTGGTAACACCAGCAGGGTTGTAGTATCCGCCGACTTGGTTGTTAGCAACTTGTCCAGTGGTTGCAGTTGCAGGGTTAGCGGATAAAGCTAGACCAACATAGATAGAGTCCTTCCAACGGCGATAGTCTTCAAAGAGAGTTTCAGAGCCAATGGATTGATGGAACTGGTCAGGACGGCTCACGTCATACAGATTTCTCTGCATGGTCATGAGGTCAAACATATTAATCTTTAATACGCCTGGTTCGTTAGGGTTAGTGCTATTACCAGTAGATGGACCAGTGAACTCTTGAAGAGTAATGGTTACTGCTTCTTCTGGTAAACCACGACCACCACCAGTACCGATGACTTGTGACTTATCGCGTTGACGTGCTGAGAGTGTGTATGACCCTGGATCGTTCCAGAAACCAAAGCGTTTCATACGTGCAGTAGAACCTGGCTGAGCAGACCAGTCATGCACGATTTGGGGTTGGATAACATACCGCGCAATGTACTGCGGACGGGGGCGGTATAGTTCTACCCCTAAGACAATTTCTAACTGAGAACTAAATGTTGCCATTGTTTAGAGCAAGGGTAAGGGTGTAAGCGGAGTCCTCTAATAGAGGGAAATGAACTTTAAATAATCAGGATCTTAGGGGCGATCTAAGCCAACTGACTAATGAATTGCCCAAAGTGTCCTGTATCCATCTTGCGGAGAACCTCAAGTGGATTAAGGCGACCATTGGTAGAGTTAGCGCTAGTACCCAATCCCATGTTCAACTCATTGAATGTGGGTTGTTGGGGTTGAGAATAACCTTGAGGAGTTTGTTGAACCTGACTAGTTTGACGTAGCCATTCATAGAACTGCTCAAAGGTAGCTTGTGGATACTGTGCGCGGAAGGCTTGAACGTTAGGGAGTTGATTTAGATGAAACTCTTGGTACTGAAGCCAATAGCCAGTGGACTCAGGGTCTTTGAGGATATTGCCCATAGTAATAGCTTCTTTCTCAAGAGCTTGAGTATAGGCAACTACTTCACCCAACTGGTCTTCACGAGTGATGAGTTGTTGATGGATGCGAGCAATGGCTAATTCAGGAGAACCATCGCCAAAGGCGTTAATAAGTTCAATTACCGATGCTAGGGGATTGCCTTGACTATCTCTTCCGCTTGGAGCGTTTAGGTCTATCTTTGGACTGTACTGTCTCGTTGGCGAGGAGGTAGCTTGGGGGTAGTACTGTGGTTGTACTGAAGTTGGGCTTGGTAAATAACTGTTGGGAACCAAGCCGTTCAGGGTCAGGTAGTCCGTAACTGGATTCGCTTGCTGAGTAGGAGCTACCACCGACTGAGGGGTTGTTTGAACCCAGCCCTGTGGTGTTGGTGCGAATTGCTGAGGATGGGAGTACTGGGGGGTTAGCCCAGTCGAAGGGTAAGGGTTCACCAGTTGAGGTGCTGACTGCCACTGTGGGGCTACCGTTTGAGGAGCTACCTGTGGTGATGGGGCTTGTTGAACCTGATAGTTCTGAGGAAGTGCTTGTACCATTTAAGAGGGGATTATCCTTGTTATCAGCTTCATCATAAGATGCGCCGTAGGAAAATTCGCGTGACAGTACGGTATAGATACTGTCCATAAGCTTTGTCATATCATAGCGCAAACTCAGGGCTTTACCAGGATTATATGGATCTTCTACCTGAGAAAGTTGCATATGTTGTTGGAGAAGGTTATTGAATAGCCCTAAGTACTCACCCCCAATCCTAAAAGGTATGCCTGATAATTTAGCCTTCTTCTCTTTAAGGGATAGGTCAGGAAACACAGCATCAAGAGCTTCTAGGCTTCCTACTCCTAGCTCTTGAAGGTTGCGGGTATAAATAGTGCGTTTTAACTTATCGTCAGGTGAGTCCTCGAATACATCACCGTTATATCGATAGTTAACAGATACTTCGCCATAGGGTGGGAGTCCTATGGAGATAGGTGGTTGTATTTGTTGTTGCCAAAGGATTTGTTCTATTTGCTCTTGAGTTACTTGAGTGATGTCAATCTTGGAATCTTGAGTCAGTAGCCATTGTTTGAACTGCTCCATGTATAGACGTTCTTCATGCATGATGCACAACTCAAGGATGCGGGATAGTCCATGCTTCCATAGAGTCAAGGCTTTCATGTTAGCAGTAGCAGCTACCTTACCGTAGAGAGACTTAACTTCACCAAAGGTAGAGAATGATTGGTCGTTAGGGTCAATACCTCCTAAAGCGCCATGGAGTGCAGTACGGTACGTGTCAGCAAATCTAGCTTGGTCAGGAGATACAGGGTCGGGTAGTACATAGCCAAATCTTTCGTCAGCACCTACATTGCCGATAACGGGTACTATCTTCTCGTATTGACGCGCCGCCCATCCTCCATCATTACGTCTACCACCGATACGCACAGAGGTTAGGTCTTTGAAGCCTTGTGATGCTGCCCATGATTGAGTACCTATCTCTGTAGTCTTTTGCATTACTTCATCACGGGAGCGAGTAGTGATAAGAGTAGGATTGCCAAAGGTGAAGATGTTTTGCATGATAGCCCCACGCACTGTATCTTCAGCTTCTATTTGGTCAGATACCATAGCAAAGTCAGAACGTCCTGAGTCCCCAGGGAAGTAGGGTAGGTTAGGTGATTCTACACAAGGGATATAGCCTAGTGTGTTGATGAAGCTATTAGTCTGAATAGGAGGTGCATATCCGCCATTGAAGCTATACACATCTAAAGGTGGTTCGGCATTGAAGAACTCCTGAGTTACTGTGTCAGTCTTTACCCGTAAGCGCACCCATCGTTCAGACCCCATAGAGGATTGGGCATAGTACATTTGATTGGGTGAGCGGTCGTAGTACTTATATCTAATTACTACTTCTTGCATCTCTCTGCCATTAGGAGAGTAGAAGACCATGTATTGCGACTTAACATCATCTATTGAGTTATTCTCTTTGCCGCTATGAAACCAATAGATTGAGTATCCATCAAGTGTAGGTTGCATTAACCATAGGACACCACCAGTAGCTACGAAGAGTGAGGCGATACCTTGATAGTACATATCTAGCTTGTTAGCTTTGATAGTCTTATCTATGAACTTTCTTCGCTTCTCGTCAGGTGTATCTTGGTCTACAAGGAACTCTAGCCCTTGTCTGGTCATGAATAGTACTATCTGTTTGATATGGTTGGGTACTACCATTGACTCTGAGCCAGAGTTCTTTCTGTCGATGAATGCCTGAACTACGCTACCTGTTTCCATGTGTGTTTTTTAGTCATTAGTTAACTACAGTGTACCTTACCCTCAAGACGCTACGCTATGGGGGGAAGAATTAGAGGTGAGTATGTTACCCAAAAGAAAGTGTGAACACAGTAATTGCCTTAAAGCTGCTGAGTACATATGTCATGGGGATCGGTATTATTGTTCTGAACACATACCTTTTACTCTAAGTAAATTACCTATGGTTAAAGTATCTAGCTTCGAGCTAAAAGACTGGTAATGAAAACCAAGTGTGATTACATCAACTGCACCCGCACAGCACATTGGGTAGTAGAGACATCCTATAGCCCAGTGTGTCTATGTACTACTCATATAGGTATTAATTACCTATCAACAACAGCAAAGATTAGGTCAATACATAGAGGCACTGAATCTAAGATAGAGGCAGACGATAGCCTAAGCCAATAACCCCGCAAGTTAATGAGTCAACGAAGTCGTCGTGATTTGTCGATCCGAAGAACAGCAGCTCTTTAATAGTGGACTGAGAAGGAGAGTACTTAAACTTGTTGAAGGTAATTTGCTTAGTCTGCAATGCACCACTAACAGCCATAAGTCTTTCTCTCTTATCTCCCTTGAGCTTAAGCGGTCTAGGATGTATGGAGTGAATACCCATAGCAGCTTTAATAAGTGCATTAAAGTCAGCCATAATACTTAGCTGCTGCGATACATCCTCTAGGTAAAGGTCTATATATATATTGGGTCTAGACTTGTATTTAATAGGGAACTGTTGAGCAATAGGGTCGTTTGGATTAGTCCATCCTTCTTCATCTATATCTAGAAGGTCATGGTC